CAATTGCAAATCTTTAAGAAGTAAATTTGCTTCTTTCACCCACGAATCATTTTCATAACATTCATTAAGGCATGATCCAATAGTATTATATTCCTTAATTAAAATATCTTCTACCATTTGGTTCCTGCCGTGATGTGTTAAATTATCGCAATATTGCTTTATTATATTAGATTGCATTATAGTCCCTCCGGTTATTTTTAATGCAGATAACTCCAAATATAATAACCAACAAATATTCCAAGTCCAAAAAATACAAATGCTTCAGCCCACCACGAAAAAGCATATCTGAGATAGCGACGGCGATTGATGCATCGATTGTATGGTTTTGGTATTTTGCTTAAATTCATTGAATTACCTCCGCATGCATGTCATCGAGGAGCATAAGAGGGAAAGTCTGAGATTGATTGCCAAAAGGCAATTTTTCCGTTACTATAATTGTTGACGAACATGTCTCCATAATTACGAGAATTTTTAAAAAAAGTAGAAACTTGACAAAAAAATTTCCCATTATCATCCCATAGTGTTAGATATTCGCCATTATGTTCAGGCATTTTTTCTCTGACATCTATCCAGCCTCGTGCTGTTCTTTCTTCGCACCAATCATCGAGTATTTTATCAAAATCTACGGCCAATATCATTTTCATTCTTGTAACATGCTTTCGCCATTGTTCATATGTTTTCGTCATAGGGATCCTTCTAATTATTGCAGAATTATTCAAACATTACACATTGATCAGGAATATCAGAAGATTTTTCCTCGCTAATCCACCAGTTAAACATTTCTTCGCCGTCTTTCCATCTGTCAACCGATGTTTTTCCCTCTGATTTTTTCTTGTCATATAAAAGTTGAAAATACCGAATAAATGCTCGTCTATATTTTGGAAAACGATTCGCTTCTATTAGTCGGCGTTTTCCCGCCATGGGACAGAATAAACAACCGATTCTTTTCCATCCCTCGTCATATAATCCGCAATAGGGTATTTTATACATATGTATAAATTCCCAAACATCATCATCAGTCCATTCAATAATAGGGTTTATATATATTTTTGATTTGTCCTTGGTGCAATGCTCGACTGATTTTCTTTTTGCCCTCTGCATAGATTCAGCCCACCGAACACCCGTAATAACTAATCTCCCAGCACCACCTTTTTCTTTCAGGTATTCACAGCACCAACGACGATGACGTTGGGGAAATCCGCGTTTTACCATTTCTTTTAAAAATGGTGTTTCTGGTTTTTCCCAATCGGGAGGATCTATGGTCGTAACATTATAATGTGCATCGTATTTCACCCCAGCAATATCGGCAATTTTTTTAATACAGATAGAATCTTTCCCGCCTGAAAATGCGAGATAATACCCTTCTGGTGGTTCGAATGTGCGCAGGCGTTCAATTGCAATATCTATGAGATTGTACGATTCAAATAGATTTTTACGGTTCATATTTATACGTCACCCGCTCTCTGAATTCTTCCTGCTTGCCTTTATTCCATTGATCGACGGGCCGGAAATATCCAACAACTCGGGACCAAACTTCAACGGGAACTTTTTTTTCAATCTTTTTTATTTCTTTTTGCAATTGCATTTTTTCTTTCTTCCATTAATTGATTTATGAAATCGATAATATCTAACATGCAACTTTTATTAAATAACATATCGTAACTTGGGAAAAAACAATATTGTCTCCATGGGGGATACCATCTGACAAAACCTAACGTATAATCATGATTATTATTATAACACACCCATTCGGAAGTTTTCTTTTTTGTAGTCCATTCTACAAAATTTATATATTCATATGATGTTTTCATATTACATAACGCTCATTTTGTCACAATCTTTTATTCCATTTTTATTTTTATACCCTTCGCATTCGAGTATCCTGTCCGCAAATTCTCCACGAAGAGACTTGTCTTTATCTATTCCGAATATTATATTTTTCCCATCGCATGTATTAAATTCGAATTTGCATGAGTCGCAAAGATGTTTTGTTTCCATTAATATTCCCTTTATATTTTTATTTTTGATTCACTTACATTCAGCGCCTTATCGACATACGAATTCATGGTTGTTGCGACGTCGGCGTGGCCGAGATATCGGCTCACGGATTTTATGTCTTGTTTTTCAACCCCTATCTTATACGTCGCAAACCAATGACGCAATAAATGCGGATGAACATCTTTTTCTATTCTAGTCCAAAAAAATTGCTTAATTTGACTCCATAATGTTTTCCGATCATATCGTGTTTTTCGGATAGTATGGAAAAGATATTCACATTCCTGGACGCGAGGATAAAGATCTTTGATCTCATCGATTGTCTTTTTTTCGAGATAAATAAATCGCTCCTTCCTGCCTTTTCCGACTATCCGGATTGATTTATTTTTATTATCGTAATCAGTTATATCCCCATATCTAATGCCGGTGAATTCGCTTATTCGCAATCCTGTCATCGCCAATATGCGCACAATCATGGCTGTTCTTCTGTCAGTGAGGGAATCGGATCCCTTGATTTTGGTTGCTTTCTTAATATCGTCGATTGTTAGCGATATCCTGACTTCTCGATTTGTTTTCATTGATATATTTTTAAATTGCTTTAACACTTCTACCGGATTTTCCTTTATTTCGCCGGCAATTTTCATGACACGAAACATTTTCGACAGGGAGGCCACTTTTCTGTTTATGGATGAATTTTTATAATCTTTTTTCCGAAGGAATTCAATATATCCAAGAATATCATTGGCAGTAATGCTTTTCATATCTTTTTTAGCATATTCGAAAAATAATTTATAATCATTTTGATACGCATTTTTACTCTCTTCAGAAAGGGAATTCCATGCAGCATTTTTAACGTCAATCGCATGATTCGAATTATAAATAACAATTTCATTTTTTTTCATAATAGCGCCTCTATGCTCTTGTCGAATTCTGCCTCTTTTTCTTTCTGTATTTGTTCCAAAGTCTTTTTTGGCTCAAATATATATGAAGTTATTTTGGGCCATTTGTCGTTTATATCAACCATTATTTTGATTGGTTTCTCGAATTCATTGCAAAGCAAAAGCGCATCTTCTATCGAGTCGATGGGTTTGCCATACCGACGCTGAATCCATTTGTCGGCCTTTCTTTTAGCAAATCCTACATGCTCTATGCAGATATATTCTCTAAATTTTGTAATATTATATTTGTCACATTTATATTCGACACATAAAGATGCGGGTTTGTCCGGTTTTACATGCATATAATATTCTACCGAAACAACATCATATTCAATCGGTTTTTTCCATTTTGACAGAATATCAGCTTCGCTCGCAGTATCATCATGCTTGTTAGACTGAGGAAAAATATATCCGCATGATGGACAGACCATGACGGCGAGAGCAAGAATCTGCTGGCATGATGGGCATTCCTTCTGTGGAGCGGTTGCGACTTCTCTCCCATTGCCATCCTTCTTCTTTCTTATTTCAATTTTATCGATCGGCCCGTGAAGAACGATGTTCCCTCCAAAATCGAGGACAAGACAATCATCTTTTCCAGGGGACATACGCAATCCACGACCGACGACTTGCGCGTAAAATCCTGGACTTTTTGTGGAGAAAAGTAGGCAAATACAATCGATTGCTTTATCATTATATCCCGTGGTCAAAATTCCAATATTCAACAAATATTTGAATTTGCCATTGAGATGATCATCTTTTATCCGCTGATTTTCTTCATCACTCTTTTGGGAGTGAATACACCGTGCGTCGAGTCCCTGCGCTATCATTTCTTTTTCAACGGCTTCGCAATGCATAATGCCAGCGCAAAAAACAAGAATTTTTTTCCTATCGAAAGTAAGAGTTTTTATTTCTTTCACTGCTCTTGAAATAAGATCAGATTTGTTGAACGCAGCTTCCATTTCGACCGGGATATATTCTCCGCCCCTGACGTGGACTCCCGTGAGATCAGCCTTATTAAGCGCTCCTTTTGAGATAACTTTACAAAGATATTGCGTGTGGTCTTTATTTTTAAAATGATTTTTGTTTATTAATTCAGGAACAGTTGTAACATGACAGATATCATCAAAAATCGCATCAACACCTTCGTTAAGCATGCCGGTCCCGAGGCGATAAGGCGTTGCTGATAAACCTCCAATAATAATTTTAGGATTTATTTTGAACATCTCATCGAGAAATTTTCTATATGTTCCAAATGATTTTTGGGGAACACGCTGGCACTCATCAATAAGAATTAAATCAAAAAATCCGAGTTCCCATGCCCTGCCGTGTACTGATTGGATCCCCGCAAAAAGGATTTGCGTATGGGTATCCCGTCGTTTTAACCCAGCACTATATATTCCGATACTGAGTAATCTCCCATCAAGAAAATCGACTAATTCACCAACATTTTGTTCAATCAACCATCTCTGATGGGTAAGAAGTAGGACTCGGATATTTGGGAATGTGAGCATTCTGTCAACGATAAGCGCCTGAACAAGCGATTTCCCACTTCCGGTAGGCATGACAATCAAGGGATGTTTCCCATGATTGTCAGCGCAATAATTAAAAAAACTTTCTATCGCGTCAGCCTGATAATATCGTGGAATTAGCATAAATCATTTTCCATTGATTCGGAAAGGAATTTTTCATCTTTCTGAATTACCGTTTCATCAACGCATAATGCATTTTTGTTATATCCTTCGAGATATATCCCATCAAGACTTGTCGCTCGAGACAATGCCACATAACCCATTCCGTCAGCGAAAGTGTCTCGGAGATCAAGATTGATATAATCGAATGTTGCTCCCTGGCTTTTGTGGATAGTTAGTGCCCAGGCGAGTTTAAGCGGAAATTGTGTTATAGATGCCACTTCCACGTCTTTTCCTTCTCGTTCACTGTATTCTTCAAGTTTCCACTTATGCCGAGTTATGTCAAGTACCTTTTCCGTGCGATATACTTTTATTTTAATAACCCCGTCGTCTATTCCCGAGGTGTCAACAACTTCTCCGAGTGTTCCATTTACTATCCCCCGAATAAAGTCATTGACGAGGACCATAACTTTGGCCCCTTCCTTTAAGATAAGCGTTTCGGTTGCTAAACAGTTTTTTTTCAACATTGCTACTTTAAAGTCGAGACCATCGCTTTCCATATTGGATATAACAGATTTCGTTTTTAATTTAACAAGCTCTGAAGAATTGAGGATATCCACATTCACATTCTTGCAAAAAAGATTCACTGCAAGATCACGATTTTTTGTATTCGATGCCAGCGCATCTAATTCATGATGATGCTTTCCGTTCGCTGTATTTCCTCTGATATTATTTAAAATATCGATAAAGACAGGATCGCTTTGACGATATATTTTTTGCAAATAGCATGTTTTAAATTTGGCCTGCCCCCACGATTCAGCATTGAAACAATAATTTTTTTTATCACTGTTCTTATTGACGGGCGGCAACTGAAAAAAGTCACCGACAACAATTACTTGCAATCCGCCGAATGCTTTTTTATACCCGCCTCGCACAAAAGTACACACATCATTTACCATATCGAATCGATAATCGTGGAGCATGGATATCTCATCGATTATTAACACGTCGGGGATAGATATCCTATTGTAAGAAAATTTATTATTTCTTAATTTCCATAAATCTTCTTCTGTGAGTTTTTCCTTTATCCCGATTCCCGCCCAGGAATGAATTGTGCAACCATTTATGTGAGTGCTGGCAATTCCAGTGCTTGCGGTAACCGCGACAATTTTTCCCCTGTTTCTTAATTCCTGTATTATGTTATTCAGAGTGTAGGTTTTGCCTGTCCCGGCGTTTCCCGTTAAAAAAATGTTATGACCGGCGATAGCTAATTGTATTGCTTTTTTCTGATTCATTTACATGCCTCTTTCTTTCTTTGTTAATTTTTCTTTATTTCCATATCTGTAAAAAATTTCAGGATATATATAAATTGGTTTTTGTAATTCAAAATATTTTATAAATTTTTTTATTCTTTTTTTTCTGAAAAACATCCACCATCTCATGCCATCGAAATATATTTTTATGTTGAATTTTTCGAAACAATTTATAATGGAAAAATCTCCAACATTATAATATTCCAGCATATTATTAAGTTCTTTTTTTGTCATTTTTATTTATTCTTTCATTTTGTGATTTATATAAAAGTTACTGATCCCAAATGCAGAATTTTATCCAGTCCTATAGACATGGCTATATCGCAATTAATTATGTGGACATTGATTATTCCCGCATTAACCATCGCTTCCGAAAATGCACTGTCTAAAAGATTGTTATTTGTTATTATGTTTATAAAATTTTCTTTTAAAAAATTATAAACTTCGTCTTGAGAACTCCCGCTATCTTTTATATCAATTATTAAATTGACAGGGACTATCCCTATGGTGTCCATTTATACCCCCCTTAATCGTGGATCGATTTTATTCACTGTGTCCCATTTCTTCTTTTCCCCTGTGACGACTTCTCCACTTTCGAGAATGTTTTTTTCCTTTTTTATTCCTGATGCGAATTTAATATTATCTCGGAGATCCTTGCTCGTATAAATAATATCGAAATCACTCCCGAGATTAGGGAATGATGCCGTGGATACATTTGCAAATTTTATTTTTTTTGCTTCGATGGAATAAATAACGTGATCATCCTTGTGTTCGATAAGCATAACTCCGGAGATAAGTGCCGGATTATAAAGATGCTGACCGCAACCGATATATAAAATATCTTCCTGAATTATTTTATCCTCTAATTGGCATAAGCGAACGCCACCATCAATTGGTTCAGAGTACCGACAGGTTTTGCAATTAACGAGTGGAAATCGTTCATCATGACATATCTCTTGATATTCGCACCATTTGCATTTGAAAAATTCTCTTTTTTCAGATATTCGAGGAGGCAATACCCAATTATCGAAAATTATTGATTTTGCCTTTTCGATAATCGCTTCTGCCTCTTTCCGATTATATTCCGTGCGAATCGAAACATAATTGCGCCCTCCCGGAGTAGATACGGTCAAGAAATGGCGAGTCAATCGCATCTCATGCATATATATTTGCGCCTGTGCATAATATTCAGGACTCCATTCTCGAAGTGCGCTTTTTTCTCCTTTCTCCTCACGTATTTTTTTTAATTTTTCAAATGGCTTATCGACGCTTTTGTGTTCCCATACGTGCCATGTCCCAGGTGCTTCCATTACGCCAAGAATTGCACCGTCACAATGACCGCGAAAATGTCCAAGCAATAGAGAGAATCCTATTTGTTTTTTGGGATTATCGGGATCAACGGTGATCAATTCTATCCCCGGCACCATGCGCAAACGCTCAGCCATTACTGCTTCCTGATTGTGCCCGTCTTCGGTGGACCGAATACTTTCAATTGTGTTTTCTCTTTCCTCTGCTCCACGAAAAGAATAAAATAATTTCCGCTGGCATTCTTCGCCGATTTGACTCATTCCGAGATAATGGCGCGGAGGCTCTTCGCTCTTCTTTTTGATGAGTGCCTTATCTACTTCGGCGAGAGTAATATCATAAGTTTTAATGTCGATTTTTGCCATTGTTATTCGCCTCTTGTTTTCCATGATAAAAAATAATATAACTTATGTTTTCTTCTGGAACAATTCTAAAAAAAAATTTTTCGAATACTGGATATCCCATTTTGTAACAAAAACGATTATAATTTGAAACAATATTTTCAATTTCTAATTTGGTATTTTCATTTTTTAAATTTAAGTCTTTTATGAAATTAAAATGTATAAAATTTATTGTTGAAAATTTTTTTAAAAGAAATATTACGAATTTACAACTAAAAATTTTATTTAATATATTTTCCATTATTGCCATCCTGTTTGTTTCATAATGCATTTATCTACATGATAAATGCCGCGCCATGCCATGCCATGCTGTGCCTTGCCTGGCCGTGCCCAGCCGTGCCAGACCACGCCTTGCATAGTTATTATTTTGGTCTTTTCTTCAATTCTGGTAATAATTTCGGAGCTGACGCCCGGATATATTCTTCTCTTTCTTCGGGTTTCAGGAACTTAATCGCACGAATAATTTGATCAATAGTTGATCTTTTATTTTTTGTGACTTCCTGTTTGATTCTATAACCGAAAATAGCCTGTTTCATGAGTGCTACTTGACCCTGCGTGAAACCTTTATCTTCTGGTTTCAATTCAAGAAAATCAAGTGCTTTCTGATCTGCAAGTTCCACGAGTTTGTCTTCGTTCATCTTTTTTCTCCATTTAATTTGTATTTACATATTTCCATATAAAATATGCCTTGCCTTGCTTTGCCTTGCCGAACCATGCCTTGCCGGGCCTTGCCTCGCACTGCATTGCCGTGCATTGGCCTATGTTATGAAACAGTATCCCATTTATCAACTGTGAATCGACCGAATCTTGGTCGATAAGTTCCGAATGCGATTTGCATTCCGCCAAGCATAAACCAATTATATAGTTTATTTTCGTCGATAATGTTATTTTTGATAATGGTGATATGGAATGTCAATGACCACGGATGCCGAAGAACAGGACGTTCTTTCATTTCTGATTTTATACTCGCCGATCCTTTTTTTACTCGTGGGGATCCCTGGTGTTTCCATATCTTATCGTCGAATTCCTTGAATATAACAGGTTTTTTTCCGGACATGAAAGGGATAATTGCTTCGTCAATATTAACGTGGCTTTGCCCCATACGCACATAGTCTTTCCCCTTTTTTCCTTCGAATGCCATTGCGCATCCCTTGGGATCAATGCCGAAAAGAAATGAAATAATATTATCCTGCGGTAATACAAGTTCGTTTTTCCCATATAAATACAATTTTTGTTCAGGTGGTCTACGCTCCGTGCTGTAGTCGATGAATCGGTCGAACATAATATCCGACAATGACGCAATTTCTACTTTTACTTTTGTGATTTCCATAATCTTCTCCGTTTTTTTTATTTTGCATGTTCCTTAATGGAATATGCCATGCCGTGCTATGCTTTGCTTTGCCATGCTATGCTCTGCCTTGCCTCGCAGCGCATTGCCTAGCGGCGCTCAGCCATGCATCAAATTTTTGTAAAAAATTCCATTATCTATCCTTCTCTTCCCTTCTCTTTTTTTCGTCTTTCATGGCCTTGGCAAAATTATATGCAGCCTGTGCCAATACATGCCTGGGGGGATCGTCAAAGTCGCATTTAATAATAATTGCAGGAAGTACCGCAACTGCGATTTGCTCTAACGTCATCTCTGATTCATTAACTTCCAGTAAAAATTCTTCTATCGCCGGAATACATCTTACCATTTTCATTGTCTTTGTACACACATCAAGATCACATTCACACGCTACCTCCATGTGTTCAATGAAATGTTCGCATTTAATATTGCAATAATTTTTATTCGCGTGATCACAAATTACTTTCACATGTGTTCTCCTTTTGTTTTCTGATCATGCAATTCTTCTATTGTTCTTATGCATTCAGATAATGTAAATGGATTACAATTTTCTTTTTTAGCTAGTGCAATTATTTCTTCTTCTGACAAGTTTTTTATATCATAATAATCTAATTTTTGTGGAAATCTGAAAGTGGAATCGAATGGCATGAAGATATACTTGTCATAATTTTGGAGCATGATATAACTGTAATGAGTGGCGTCACCTGGTTCGGATTCAATGTGGAATAATGCGAGATCTATTGATATTCTTTTTATTGTTTTCATTTTCCTCTTATTATAATTTTATATCACACTTTATTTTTATACTTTTTAATCGCGGGTGTAAAATTATTTCCGGAACATATTCGTTCCCACATTTGGGGCATTTCAAAAAATGAAATGTGCGAATAAATTCATTGTATCTGCTATACCTCTTCTCGGTTTCACTTGCATCAATTAAGGCAACTCCAGGACACTCAGGGCATAAAAGTGTCATTCTATTATCCCTCCATCGCTCTAAATGCTATTTTTTCTTTCATATATTACATAACCCTTCTTTTGTCACATGTTCCAATTCAACATTCTTTCTATTTCGCTATCACTTAAATGTCTTATGGAATATTTAGCGTTGATCATTTCTTTTGGACCGCAAGTTATTATCATTATACTTCTCCCGTTCGAAGAGAGATCACGTTTGTAACGATTTATTTTTTTTTCTATTCCAAAAAATTCTTCAACAATGCATTCACTATAATTTATTAATGGTATATCAATTTCGTCCCCATTATCGTCTTCTATTATTATTCTTTTTAATTTCATTTTTCTATCTTCTTTATATCTCTAAAACGATTTCTTTCCCACTGTAATAAACAATTTGGGGAGATTTAATTTGCGAGATAAATCCCGGATGAAACCGGTCCACGTCATGACACATCTTTACAAAATCCGCAATTCCCATAAAAATGAAATTACTTTCTTTTCCGCAATACTGGCATATTGCACCAGACAACCCTGCGCCACATCTATTGCAGGGGATATAATCTCTTGTCGTTTTCATGGTATGACATAACTACATGCACCATAAATTGTCAATTCATTTTTTTCTATTTTTATTTTTTCCTATTTTTCTGAAAATATGATTGACAATAATGTTGATACACGTATACTGCTGATTAATTTATATGGAGGTGAAATATATTGTGGAAGACGAAACAAGCATCAGCTTTTCCTGTTCCCGCGATTTAAAACAAAGCGCCAAAATAGCCATCATGGAAAAAGGAATAAAAAATTTCCAGGATGGTTATCTTGAAGTATTCAAGATGGGTCTTGAACAATTTAAAAAGAAAAAGGAGGCGAAAAAATCATGACGCCGACTGAAAAAGCGAATCTACTCAATGAGTGGATAAAACGCAAGAAAGCGGAGTCCGATGCGAAAAAGAAAAGGATTGAAATCGAAGAAAAAATTATTCCTCTTTATGGGATAAATTTTGATGGAAAATCGAAAACATTCAAAGAAAATGATATTGGATTTTCTGTCAATCTGCAAAAGAATATAAAATTCGATCTTGATCAGGATAGATGGAAAGAATTCAGGCAGTTGATTCCGGAAGAATTACGTCCTGAAAAAATTATTTTTGCGCTAGATATTTCCGGGTTCAATTTTCTGAAAGGGAGCAAAGAGCATAAGGATATCTATAAAATGGTTTCCGATTGCGTCACCGAAAAAGAAAATAAAGTGGTCGTTAAGGTCGAAAAAATTTGAAAGGAGAAAATAATGGGATTTACCCTGCATGACATCCAGAAAGGGGTGAAGAGAATGCCCCGGAAGGTCATACTTTATGGCCCTCCAAAATTGGGGAAAAGCACCCTAGCCGGAAGCACAAAAAATGCGCTCATGATTCCTACTGAGGATCGTGTGGCGCATATCAAATGCGACAAGACTCCGGTAATCGAGAAATTCGAAGAGATCACTGAAATTTTCGATTTTCTTCTTAACGGAAAGCATACTTATAAACGTGTCGTTGTCGATACTCTAGATTGGCTGGAACCGGTAATTCATGAGTATGCAGTTCAGAAACTTAATGAACGCCTTGAAGGAACCAGTTCAACGCTCGCAAAGAGTATCAATGATGATAATTGCAAGGAAACAACATTTCAGAAAGGGTTAAAATTTGTGGCCCCAGCAGCGTGGAAGACGTTTCTTTTCAATTGTGATGTTTTAAGGGAGAATGGAATTGACGTGATCCTTGTCGCACACTCGGACACGATTACCGTCAACCCGCCCGATCGAGATCCATATGAAAAATATGTGATGAAGATCAACAAGCATAGCCTCGCCGTTTTGGAAGAGTGGGCTGATATAATCGGTTTCTATGACAAAGAAATTTTTGTCAAGAAAGAGAAATCGGGAGCCACTGCGGTAAAAGGCAAGGCGACAAGTTCAAAGCGCAGAATTCTCAATCTGTGCGGTGATAATCCGTCCATGATCAGCGGGAATAGTTTCGGGCTTTCCGATGCTATCGTTGATCTCGAAAAATGCACCGAGATTATGGAATGGATTCTCACTGAAACAAATAACTAATAACAGGAGAAGATGATAATGTCAGAATTGAATTACCAAGCCAACCCCGAAGAACTGGAAACCAGTTTTGAGCCCGTCCCGGCTGATGACTATTTCGTAATCATTGAAGATTCCGATTATGTCGACAATAAAGCTGGGACAGGGCGACTTCTCAAATTCACGTATCAGATAATTGAAGGGCCAATGAAAGGCAGAAAACTCTTTGAAAATCTGAACCTTGAGAATCAAAATCAACTGGCAGAAAAAATCGCACGGCAATCCCTAAATTCTATCTGCGTTGCCTGTGGTGTTCCCATTGTCCAGGACACGGCGCAACTTCACAACATTCCGTTTAAAATAACGGTAAAGATGAAGGACGATCCCGTGTACGGACTCGGGAATGTAATTCGGAAGCATGTGGCAATCGATGATAAATCAGAATCGAAACCGGCAAAAAGTCCAGAGACAGTCGCCGCACCAAAAGGCGGGGCGAAAAGCGCAACCGTCGCGAAAAAGAAGCATCCCTGGGAAAAGTAGCTTAAAAAAGTCTTGAAAAATTTACAAGGATAGTCCATGTTATAATGCATGGACTATTTTTTTTATTAAAAGGAGAAATATCATGATTAAACCATTACCACAGTATGAGAATTATTTCTGCAATACGAATTGCTCGCATCTTATCGGAATAGATAAAGATGGATTACACGGAATAAAAATAATTGATGTAGACGAAAATCCGACTATATTGAAAGATTTTTTCATAAAAGAAAAAATGATGTATATAACTGCATTAATTCAGGAAGATACGGGAACACTCGAAAATCCCAAGATTGAATATATCACACATTTTTATTCACAAAAAAATGGATCGATAAAAGAAATCGAAACTGTTCCCGACAAGCCAATTGCCGGATATTCGGTTTATGCATCAAAAAAATTCGTTATAGAAAAAGGTGAATATAAGGGCCAGCCATTAAGCCGCATATTTAATCTAACAATGAGAAATCTGGTAGTTTTCAAACAAATATTCGGATTTTGCGAATTGAAAACCGGATTATATTTCAATGTAATCGAAAGCATGATTCCAGGTCGGGCAGAAGGTCTTTATTTCTATTCCATAGATAGAAAAGCGGTCAATTATGTCGATGTTTCATTTGGCCCAGGTTTTTTATGGTAAAATACTTGACAAGATAGATATCTGGCTGTATATTGTAGTCAGAATGTTTTAGGAGAATTATCATGAAAAAATTTTTTGTATTTTTAACGCTTATTTCTCTGCTTTCTCTTTTCGGATGCTCTACGGAAGATAATGAAAGCAAAAGAAATGGAAGGATTACAAAACTCAATGTAATTTCAGGAAATAGTGCCTATGTAACGCAATCCGATAGCTCTCTTGCTCAGATCGGACAAGTAGGAAATCCGTCCCTGAATATAATTGGGACTCAATCCATGGCTATATTGGATCCGAGTCTTACCAGCATAACAGACAATAATGGAAATATCGTCAAGATAACTGACATGGTTCAAGTCAATTCTAATTATGCGATAATTGCAGGATTAACTGAGGTAGAAGGGAATACGACTCCTGAAGATGTTATCTTGGATCTTACCACAGGTGATGTCACTATATTGGATAATTCACCTGACTCATTGCATCGAGCATATGCCAATAGCACAGATGTTTTTTATACATCATCTGGAAGTATATACGAAGTGAATCTTTCGACGGGAAATGCTACAATTGTAAGTTCGAATTCTCCATTTTGGGGATGGCATCAGAATTATACTGTATTTGATAATTCTGACATATCAGAATGGCACAACCAATGTTGGATATATGTTGATGAAAATTCAAATCTTTATGCGATCAGTTGCGAATTAATCGTAGAGGGGAAACCCATCGGTATGGCTGAAAAATTTTCAAAAATAGGTGGGACGTGGGTGCGAGATGAAATTCTTGGACAAACATTCTTCCCCACAATGCCTGCTAGTTCCGTCGATGAAATTCCGGGATCATCTTTGATAATGAAGAATTGGATTATAATTGATCAGGAAACATCAAAATTGTATAGAATTTCGATAGATAAATCAAATTTTAATGTTTATGCATATAATATTGAAACATGGAGTAACAAGTCACTTGCCGCATCGATAGTATTAAGTCATTCAATTTCAGATACTACATATTTGGGATACAATGACACGATTCAAAGTAGCATAATAACTGATGGGCAAAGTATTATTACGCTGACTTCAGATGAAGGGAACATAACAGTTACTGAAATTCCGAATAATTATCCTATTCCATATACGAATACGGTAGGAACTCCCGGAATTGACGCATCGCCCTTCCCAAAAGGAGGAGTTACTAATTGGAAATATTTGAATGCGTCAATATATTATCTTGATCCATCAGATAATAATATTTATTCATGGAAATTAACTGGCGATCCTGTTCTCGTTACTGATTCCATGAATATAAATTTTATATACTAAATAAATATTTCAATAATAAAAAGGCGGGAGAATATCCCGCCTTTTTATATTATACTTCCAAAAGAACTATAATATACGCAACTCCGACAATATATGTTTTGTCACGAGTAACAGCCCCCACCCTAGGTGCTCCGTACCCATGCACCGTATCTTCTCGCATTGTCCCGGCCTTTGTGTCGTCATAACTGGCCAACGGTGATCTCAGAGTGCCGAGGACATTCCCTGTTCCTCCTGCATAATGTACCCCCATTAATGTTCCGTCTGATTTTTCCAGGTAATGCCAGTGACCTTGCTCCTGATCCTCCTCTGTCGATCCGACTGCCGTACCACCAATTTGCCGCGATCTTAATAATCGGCCTTCCAAATTTGGGAGGGTCCGAGTCCCAAGAACATCTGGAGCCAAAATATCAAGCATGAAATATTCATGCACACCGCCGACGTCAAAAATATTTTCAAGATCAGCATCTCCGGTTATTACAGAACCGTCCAAATGCACCTTGTGCGCCTCGAAATTTTTTCCGCCTTTTGAATAATATCCCATAAAATGATGTTGCTGATATGCGCCATCGGTAACATCGTCAACAAGATTTAGGCCAGCACTTATCGGACGCGCATCATGAAACATTCTGCACACGTCATTAAATGCCGGAGATATCTGCCAATGGTTAGGAGATATAATCGGATTATGATTCAAATTTGCGGCGACGAGTGATACATATTGTTCGTCTTCTATCCACACCGCAGCTCCGACACCATATGTTATCGTACTCGACCATTTATTCCATTCCGGTAGATTTGGTTGATATACATAGTCATGCACCAATGTTTCTTCCGCATCACTTGCCCATGTACTTTTTCTGTCAATATTTCGAATCATTGAATCAGTGATAACGACCGTTGCTGCGCCGATATCAATTTCGCATAATTTAAACCAATCATTTACACCAGCATATTTATATTTATAAACACCTCCTGAACTTACCCCAAAAATTGTCTGAAGAGCATCTTTATCAGCATCTGATACGGGAGGCTTAATTGTGATTAAACTGCGGACACCTGTTCCTGGGCCAGTGAGTACGACCACGTTCCCCGCTCCCGTCGAAGCTGCGGTTCTTCCAAGAGCGGTATTAATTGCTGCTATAATTTCAGCACGAGTTGTCGCGTTTGGAACGGCGCCCCTGCAATCTACCTCCTGAAAAGAACCGTCTTCTCCATCTGCGATATTTATTAAATATCGTGCGGATAAGTCGATGACTCCGGGAATAGCCACAATCCCGGTCAGTACTCCTGCCGTTGCGGCCGTGGGAGTCGTTGTGCTTGTTTTTTTCTGAACGGCCAGATAATATTTTATATCTCTTTTTATTTCCTCATTGGTAATTACGACGCTCCCTCCGCCTGTTCCTGTCGCGACAGTTCCGATAGAAGCATAGTCAGTCTTGTCAACTATTTGCTTTATTTGAGCCTCTACAATATCGATCCTTGGAACGCCTGATGCGGCATCAATCGTTACTGTCTGTTCAACTGGCTGAATGCATCCAATGACATCATAGGATCTCTGAAACGTACATCCTGTAGGGACGCGGACGACCATCCCTCCGTCGGCGACAACACGTAACCCATTCCCGACGATAAGTGCCTTTCCGGAATCGAATAATCCAGCTTTTGAAATTGACCCGAGATTCCTAAACGAAAGACTCCCCAATCTTGTCATTACCTCATCGCTTTCAATTTGTTGTCCGGAACTCTGATTTAATGTACGAATATCTCTCATTCTTTTCCTGCCTATGGAGTGTAAATAATTTGAAGAACGTAACTGATTCCAGCGGTAATAATATTATCAAGAATTCCCTGGACAGTATAAATATCTGATGATAATGTATCATAAAGTGTTATTTTTATTGTGAAATATGCGCTTGAATAATTTTCAGTAACTGCTGGGAAAACGAAATAATATGTTGTTCCAACGAGAACTTTATCTTTTATATATACATCCGCATACGAAAAATCTGCATATGCGCTATCTTCGACGATATTGGATATAATCGGTTCCCGTGATGAGAATGGACGCATGGAATATATTATCATTGCACGAGAAATTTTATGTTGAAATACTATTGCAATTGTACGTTGTACCCATTCAACGTCGGATTCGTTTTCGAGCTGAAGACTTCCAAAAAATTCCTCCAATTGATATTTCAGAAATTCACCTGATGCTTGATCAATATATATTTGTTTTACTAAATCTATCGATAAACGACGAAGATATTCAATTTGACCGGTAATAATTCCTATATCAATATCCGTTGGAATATTTATAACCGCAGGAATAATCCCGTCTTTATCACATACCAATGCTCTATATATCCTATCATCGTCAGGATTAAAAAGAACATCAAGGCTGTTATTTATTCTATCAGTAATCATTTATATGCTCGTTGCTACCGTCACTACGACCGTTACCGTCCCGCCTGTCCCCGCTCCTGTTTTTGCAAATTCGTCATCATCTATAACGACGTTGGAAAGTGGGCTGGTAATAACTATATCGTATATTGCGGCACTTGCATTCTTTCCCACTCGTATTAATTCGCTAATTAAAACATTTTCTCCGAGTTGCCTGGTATTTACATATTGCTCAATTGCCGTTTGTATCGCATTTTTTATTTCCGTAAGATCGACATTAATCGACGGAAAACGCTGCGCTGCGATTCCTATGTTCACTGCGACAATAGTCGGAGCAGAAATATTATATCCAATACCTTCTGCATTTTTACCTGGATAATTCGCAATGTCATCAGGATCCCCGTATAACACTTTTTCAACAGCGGCCAAAAGTGTAGGGCTGATTACCCCGCTGCCATCATCCACAAGAATTGTATTTGTTCCCTTAAATGGATAACTTGTGCGCATTCCTACGGAACGAACCCCCGTAATTCCACGAATAGCGGCCTCTATTCCTGATTTTGTCCCGGCATTTAATGCAGTAACCGTTGTGGAAAATCTCGTTTTTCTCTCTGCGTCTGTTTCGGCTGCGGCCCCGCCGGAAAATGCACTGTCATTTATTACTTGCTCCACTCCTGAAATCTGAGAATTTATATATCCCTTTCCATTGATTGTATCAACTGCGTTTATGATAATATTTCCAACCGCTCCGGCAGATTGATTTTGTGACAAACATTGCACTCCCGATTCGCCTTCAGCAATTGTCGCAGCGAGTGTCGATACTATTTGCATGTTATCAATAGTGATTGAATACCCTGGAAGAATCGAAATAGCCAATGCCGGAGCAAGCATTAAATCGAGTCCCGCAGTATTCTCATAATTGGTCGATCCCACCGCCTCTTTCGCAGTATACTGATATAATAAATTTGATGCCAAGTTTTGAACCAGCGTAGCTTCCCAATTCGCTAATCCATCTATAGCAGTTACCAACGCACTTATTGTCGGATATGTCGCATAATCGAAAGAAAAGGCATCTCCCGGAGCTCCGACAACTGCACTTGAAATAATAAGTGGCGTTGACGTAATCAATGCGGATGTTCCTGCGCCGGTATAACGAATCCATAATGCCGGCCTTCGATAAGGCCGAATATAACCTATAGATTTCGTTTCTCCAAGTAATGAAAAACCAAATCCCTGGTAGAGTGCAATTGGAATTGCCTTTGCAATAGCTTCTTTGTGGTCCATTTGTATGGCAGATATTATTTCAACGACACTTTCAATAAGAGAACGCACCTTCGAACCTTCATTGAAATCCGTCAAACCAACGCCATCTGCAATTAATTTTAGACGGCACATTTCGTACAATTGTTCTGCAGTATATACTTTTAATATATCAGCCATTGACGACTACCTCTCTGGATTTTTCTGATCCAATAAAAAATATAGTATATGGAACAGTTATTGTTTCGCCGTTCCACACGAGTTTATCAAGCTTTATCTTAACTGATTCTACTCTCGGATCAGCTTGGATTTGTCCCGAGATATCTGCCAGATATCGATCTATTTTAACCATGAGCGGAGCATTACTGTCATCTATCGATATTGATCCCCAATTAGGATTAAATACGTTCAGGCTTCCCTTGTTCTTTTCTATTCTTTTTTCTATGTTGTCATATGCATTATCAATTCCAGTCTTTCCCATTAAATCCCCGCTGGAAGATATAAGAAATTCATCATCTACTCCAAGGGCGAAGTCTCCGCCATAAAGAAATGCATCGATATTATCATCATTAGATTCATATACGAGATTATCGTCGCCACGAGTAACAGAATTTATTTGAGCAGGTATTTTTATTCTTTCTCCGATTATCGTCCCATCGATAAAATCATTTTCTGTTATATTGTTTATTTTCAATATACTTACATATTTTTCTGAATCTTTCAATTCTCTCAATGCAATTATTCTTGCAGTATCGCCAGCTATCACAGTATAATACTTAAATGATGTTGAATTTTCTATCTTATTTTCATTTTCAGAATCAAATTGATCTGTTGTCAAAAGATAATCATTTGCATTTGAATAATAACGCAATTCTTCCTGAACCACAATGGAATTCAACATCCCGCGAAGTTGATTGCATGCTATTTTTACTTTCTGAAGATTATTATAAAATTCAAGGAGATTGAAATCCACTATTCCATCGATTGTGAGCGTACCCGAGATATATGCCGCTTGCTGCGCTGGAGACAAGAATGTATCAATATATGAATCCAGGGATAACCTTACCGCCTCTTTTAATCCCGACGCATAAATAGGGAGGAGAGTTGTGGCCGTTGATTTCCCTGCTTGGATATTCTCATTCTCGGAATTGATCATATCAATGATATCTTCTATTTCTACAGCCGATGAAATAAAATTTGAATTATATCCTATTTCTGATTGGATGCTTTCAAATGATGTTGAAAAATTAATTTCCTGCAATTGTCTGTTTATTATATCAGCTTCTTCATTCGTAGTTTTTTTTACACGAGTAATAGAAATTGTCTTCTGAGCATCGTCCGGTTCATAACATTCTATTGTTATTGTATATGATATAGCAATATATTTCGAATCAACCTGAGAACTCGTAAAATTATCAATACGACAGAAAAAATGATCATCCATGTCATAATCATGAAAAATTACTTGTACCTCATCATAAAGCGCCCCGACGCGCTCTCGTACTTTTTTCGATACACTTTCATATAATGCAACTACTTGGGAACTGAATCCCATCACTGAATCAGGTATCGTCATTTTTCCTTTGCGTGTCATGGTATAATCACGATATCGAATAAGCATCCATCGTAATTTGAAAAATTCATTTAGTCCATCAATTGTATTCATGAGTCCGGAATTATTTCTTGCAATCGGATTATCCGGACTCCCAACATATGGGAACCAAAGATCTCCCGCCAATGTAATTGTTTTTGTTGCATTTCCTGCATCAAGGTTAAAATTCCCCCCAAGAGTCGGTACGGTAGATGATCGTGTCGGTTC